CCTTCGGGTAGCTGCAAAACGTTATCGGTAATTCTTTTTAGATTTGCTATTCGGACATTCTGGATTATCACATAATCGTTCCCCAAACAACCCTAAAAAACCAACCTTAGATGATGTTGAGTTGCAGTTATTACAATAATGCCCACCACCTTCTTTTATTACCCTACTTAATGGAGGTTTGGGTTTTTGTGGGATAGAACTACCGATAACACCAGATATATGTAATTTTTTATCTGTATTATCAACTTCTGTGTTTCTATTTTCCATATTTTATATTATTTAATTTTTGTGTTTCAATTTAAGAAAAAACTACATATATCTGCAAAACGTTAGCGGTAATACTACCATTCATCATCGTCAGACAAATCTTCGTTAAACAATAAAGCATCTAATGGGTCTGATTTAACTTTTTGATTTGAATTGTTGTATTTAAAAACAAAACTTTTTGCAGAAACCCTTTTGCCTCTACAACATAAACAAATTGACGCATAATCTACACCAGTTTCATTTACTGCTATATTCATACTTTCAAATGTTTTTATCAGATTACCATTCAAATCAAATTGGTCTATCTGCCTTCTTTTGGATAATATTTCTTTTGGCATAACATTTAAAATCCCTCGTAAATTAAACCGTACTACCGCTAACAAGGGTTTTTAGCAATAGTGGCAGAAGTGCAAGTTTTGAGCTGTGTACTTCTAATCAGCTTTAGTGGTAGGTTGAACAGTAGTGCTTCTAATCCCCTACTGCTACAAGCCCCGACCGTTAGCAGTAAGTCTAATCTGCATATTCTTTGACTGAAAATGGTTGTTCCATAAATATTAACGACTTCTTATTTTCAGCTATTTTTTCAGCATACCATTCGTTTACAGTCATTCTACTATTAGTATAGGTTACGGTAGTATCTTTGCCTAAATTTTGATTTATTACTAACATAAATTCGCCTATATCATTGCGCTGTATGCTGATTGTTATAGGGCTTAAATTCTCACTTACTGGAGTGATTACTGTTCTTTTTATTAATTCCATTTTATTTATTTTTTAAAGGTTTCGTTATAGTATTGTTCTGCCATTCTATTATAGAATTTACTTGGTCTATCAGATTGTTGGTCGCTTCGGCCATCTCTATAAGCATCAATTATCTGTTCCTTTTCCATTGCTAGGGCTTGCTCACATTTGTTTTTGATTGTTTCATCAGTTACACAAATAAGTTCTTTAATTAGCCATTCTACTGCTGTTAATTCCATGTTCTAGGGGTTGTTATAAGGTTTAAAGTGTTAGTTAAATTGTTTACTAATAAATCAGCTTGTTTTTTCTTAAAGATATTGTTTTGCTCAATAGCATAATTGCGCAATCGGTTTAATTTTTCAAACCTTGTTTTGAGTTGGTCCACTCTTGAAACTTTAGGCGTTTCTATTTCCTTTGCATTTACTAAAAATTTTTTTAGATTTGCAGGTGTAAAAATGTTTTCCATATATTTTTAATTGATTATCTACTTAGAGGGCTGCTTAATTGCGGCTCTTTTTGTTTCTACATAAATTTTGCTCAAATGATTTAGCTTTAAAGTTTCCTTTATTACAACCGCATAGTTGTACTCACATAGCTTGCTACTATCTGTTTTAATCAACTTAATGATGTTTTGTTGAGTGCAATTCATTTTGATTGCAATTCTGCACGTATGAGCATTATCGCTCAATAGTTTTGCTTTTATTTTTGGGTCTAGTTTCATGTTTTAGTCGTTAAATATATCGTACATTTTAAAAGGGTGTTCAAGGTTTAACCCCTGGCATAAAGTTATTACTGTTCCAAATTGTATATGAATAACAAAATTAGCTTTTTTTAATTCTTGCTCAATTTCACTATAAACAGTTGGATTTTTTTCTTTTGCTTTGTTAAATTTTGCCAATGGTTCTGGCTTCATTCTTTCTAGTAAATTTCTCATGATATTGCTATTATTAGTGTTTGGTTATATTTGTTCATAAGATAGTTTTTAATAGGTTTAATGGCGTTGTTTACCACTTCCCTATTATGTACACCATCTATTTCTTTTACCTGTATTGTAGCAAGGTTTTCACCTCGCCACAAATCTTTGGTTTTGTCTTCTAAAAATATTTGTACTTTCATATTTTAATATTTTTCTAAAATTTGAAAAGTAAATTTAGCTGAGGCATCAGATTCTTCAACAACTAAAACAAAATTCTTTTTATTAAAACTAACAACTAAGCCACCATTCTTTTTCCATGACCATGCAATTTGCTCTAATTCCTTTAAAACATCTTTTTTGAATTTATGTTCGCTGTATTTTCTAACTTGAGAACTAAATCCTTCTTTTTCCTTAATGATTGAATATTTCATATTTTTAATTATTTATTGATTGTTATCTGGATTCAAAAGTAGTATTACTTTCGGTATTACCAAAATAAAAATAAAAATAAATTATAATTATCTGAAAATCAAACAAATATTTTTCATAAAAAAGCCCTCAATAATCAAATTAAGGGCGAATTTTAACTACACTAAGTAAGCTAAAGTTAAGTAAGTTAGATTTTTTGATTATTGTTTATTTAACCATTTCCGAATAAACGAAAGTAAAATTAATGTAACTAAAATCAATGGTAAAATAAACCAATAGTCAGCGCCTAACTGTTTATACCATGCTAGTTTTGGCGTGGTGCAAGGCACTTCAAACATTACTTTTTTTTCATAATAAATAGTATCGCCTTTGCATTTTCCTTCAAGATAAACTTTGCCAAACTTTTTTATATATTTAATTTCAATCTTATCTTTTGTAATAAATACCGAATCAATACTTTCATTAAATACAGTATCAATTTGAATGGAATCGACAATAATTGTATCATAAATTATAGTACTAAATTTGATTGTATCTTGGTTGCAAAACTTTTTTATAGCTTGGTTTTTTGTGTAGCAGCTTGTAAATAATAGTAAGGCAAATAAAAGTTTTTTCATTTTATTTTTTATAGAAATATGTATAAATTATCTCAGCTAGTGCAATCACTATTGCGCCAATTATTAAAACTATCATTTTATTTAATGTAAATTACTTTTTTTCTATTGCCTACTTTCTTAAATGAAATATGAACCCAATCAGGACCTATAACACTTCCGTATTCATAAATCAATTCGTCAAAATCTTTGAAGTTAGCTTTGCACCAATCAAATAACTTTTTATTTTCAAATTGAGAGCCGCCTGTTATGTCAATAGCCTCACCCCTTAAGTGATTACTATTCTTTGCACCTTTTACTAATTTATTAACTTCTAAACTTCTAAAAAAGCTATTAATTTTTATCGGTTTATTATACCATTCTCGTAAAGGCTCAAATAACTTTTCAGCTACTAATTGCATAGCTTCTAACTGACTTTCATTTGGTACATTGCTAATCTTGTTCGCTACTGCTTTTGCGCTGTATGTAGCCTCATCAATAGTTATATGCTTACTTATCATTGCGCTCAACATTAATTTTAGTTACATAGCCACCAATTGCAATCATAGCTGGTATAATTAGTTTATGCCAATCATTTTCAAATATAAACGTGCTAAAATCAATAGTTGACCATGCAGTTCCAATCGCAACTAATAAGCCTGCTAACGTGCTAATTTCGTTTTTGTATTTATAAATTATTGCTTTCATTTCTGCTCCAATTTTTAATCAATTTTACTATTGATAATATTGAGAATACAAGTGCTGCCATGCCTGCGAATACTTGAACGATTGGCAAAAACGCTAAGGCATAACTAGCAGTTACGCCACCCCATACAAATATGTTTTCAACTAATAAAGTTAGGTTAATATGCTTGTTCATTCTCTACGTATTCGATTTGTTTTAATTCTTTTAATTTATCGTGTATTGGCGCAAAATTTGGGTCTTCTAAAACCTCAATTCCAACTATCCAATTATTGTTAAAATCTTTTACAAATTTTAATTCACATTGTTGTAAATAAAAGCCTTCAAGTGCTTTTTTTTGCGTTGCTGTTGCTTTTAGAACTATCATATTCCTGCGGCTGTATAAAGATTGTTTAAAATTGTTTGTAATCCAGTTACGTTTAGCGCTGCGCTGCCATGTAGTGAATACAAATGACTTTCGGTGTCAAATCCATTAACAACTCCATCGGTATTCCAACTCAATTCGAAACAAGACAAATTTGGAGCAGATACAGAACTCAATATAGTCCCTGCATATTCAATCCCATTAATTATGTTAAACTCGGTATTTGATGTTTTTCTTATTCCACCAATAGATACCTTTCCGCTAATCGCTCCAGTATTAAAAATTGATGCCGTTCCGGCACTAGCTCTATTAATCCAAGATGCTAAGAATCCACTTCCTCTTCTTATTTTGCTAATACTTGTCCCAGAATTTTCGCAGCCTATTGAATTTCTTGTTGCATTGAACTGAGGGTTTAACACCCCAAACATCACTATTCCGCTATTTTGTGTATATTTAACTCCTTGCGTATTTGGATTGTAATTTAAGTTTAAGTAACTGCTAGTTCCATTACTTCTGTACCCGTTAATATCAAAAATTGGCGAATTAACAGGGCTAACAAAATGCCCTGATTTTATCATGTTTGTTCTAGCAGCAATTTCACTACCTACTAAATTGCAATAAATATTTAATCTGTCTAATTCAGTTAAGATATTCCCTGCTAAAATTGCTGGTTTAAAAAACCATGTATCAAAAAAAGTTAATTGGCTTGGCGTAATTGTTCCACCATTGGCAATTATATTAGTTTGCCATGCTAGTGCTTCGGGGCTTAAAGCATCGCCACGATTAGCCCAAATATCAACTCCAATTCCTATTCTAACACTCATTATTGGTATTCAATTACTGACCCACTTGACAACGTATATGCTGTTATTTGCTGACCGGGATTAGTTGGCAAATATGTGCCTGCTTTAACCGTTGTTCCTGTTAAGTTTTTTAAAGTCATTTGATTCACTCCACTAATTGCAAATGCAGTAAACACGCAATCGCTCATTACTACTATACTTTCAACTGCTATTCCAGTTCTTGCACTTGTTCCTGCGTTCACGTAGAAACCACCCATTCCACTTATTTTTTCTAATGCTGTACTCATTTTATTTATATTTTATTTTAAAGGTATTTGACATCTATTTCTATCTTGCATTAAATCAAATGCTAAGTTCATTTCCCACCCATTAACCTTGTCAGGCAATGCTTCTCGTAGTGGTGTTATTTGTGTATTAAATTGCAACTGAAAGTAATCTTGATAACTTGGATTACATAAAGCAGCGTAAATATCTTGACTAATGCTTAAACAGTCGCTCAAAGTATCACGTTCATTAGTTTGATTATCTTTTTGAATATCCATTACTTTTATATTCATGTTAATTGTTAGCGTGTTACTATCAATTGAACTATCAATTACATCACACCAAACTAATGGATATTGCTCTTGCTCACTAGCTGAAATATCCGTTACCTCACCAAAGTTAAATCCGTTTACTTGCGCGTGGCTTGTTGCTATTGTTTGAAGTAAGTCTATTATTTGATTGAGTGTGTAGAACTGCATTTTCTTTTATGAATTTTTGTAATTTTTCTTCGTTTTTTATTTTTGTTTTCATTTAGCAAAAAGTACAAGGTTGTGTTAATTCTCTTGGTTCTATTTTAATACCCCTAAAATTATAATTGCCCATACAGCACCCATCGCCACCCAAAACTAAACCGCTGTTATAATTAGTTCTTTGTGGGAATATAGTATCTATGCCTACGCCTGTTTGAGTTAAATATAAAGGGTAAGTAGTTGTGTTGGCTAATAAGAATTTAGTTAATCTTTCGGCATATACTTGGGCTTTGTTCCTAGCTTCTTCCATTAAGTCCCTAATTTCACTCATGTTAGCTGGCTGCATATTATCGGCATTTTGAACTCCAACCGACTTATTAAAGTATTTATAATTCATCGATAAAGGTAACTCAACTTGCATATACCAAATCATCGTATTAGTTATGTAATTATCAATTAAATTCTTATTAGCAACACTAACTGTATTAGCTGCTATTTGTGTCTTTAACTCATTATATAAACTAGTCCCCAAAATAGGAAGGATATAAAACTCTTGCACCTCAACAATAGTAGGTGTTACAATTTTCATGTCCACATTTTCCTGAAGGACTGAACGCTGCTTTAATGTTTGCTCACTTAAAAATAATACTTGTGCTGCCATTACTTTCTTTTAATTAATTCTTGAACCCAAATATGACGACAATAAGGTAAATTTACATCTTGATTCGGGTCATGATACCAACCGCCACGCCTACGAAATGCATCATAGTTAGGTATATTATAAACTTGTCCTAAGTCACGACCTATATTTTCAATGTCTTCACGACTAAAGTAACGTGGATTAGCCATCATAGCAGCGCAAAAGTCACGACTTTCACCAATCAAAGCAGGTGCATCACTTCGCAAAGTATATTTATAACGAATAAATAACTCACTAAAGCTAGGTACATTCTTATTCTCGCCTTTATTAGTTATAGCTAGGTTCTTATCAATTAAACCATCAGCAATAAGAGTTTCTAAAGCATCAGTAATTTTAGTTTTATCAACCTTTAAAACCTTTGTTAAGTCTTCAATATTTATTTCAGGTGTCTTTTTAATAATGTCTAAAATACCTTGTTCTAATTTGCTGATAAAATCTTGTTTGCCAAACATTATCTTTTTAGTTTTTATAACCTCAAAGTTTTCTGCAGGCTCTCCGTATTTGCTGAATGTTTCAAAGTCGATTAAGTCCTTTGTTTGTTTGCTAAAACTAAACCCACTTGGTGCAGTTACATCAGCACTTGGTGCTAATAAATCGCCACCTTGTAAACCCTCTTTGCCTATGATTGCACGAACCTCGTTTGGTGTTAATTGGTTTAATACTTTTGTTGCAACTAATGGACTTAATGCACTTAATGAATCAGCTACATTTGATATTATATTTGTAACCTCTAATGGCTTGCGACCTATCACTTCTCTTAATTCATCCTTAGTTAAAATTTGTGATAATGTAGCTTCACTAAAACTAGGCATGATAGGTTCTAACTGCTTAATTTTTAACTTGCCTTTTACAGGTGCAAAAATATTAAATATTTGTTCTTGAACTTCTTGTTTTGGTGCTACATAAGTATTTGTAAATAAATTAAAGGCATCAATCATTTCTGCTCTGCCACCTAATTGACCTTGCACCCTTACGCCAAATATCATTGGTGAAGTAATCTTATGACCGACAAATATTTCTTGTTGTATAGTATCGTTTAAAGCGTTATATTTATCTTGAAAATTACCACTATCTAAATCTTGAATAATAGCTACTCTATCTTTGTCATCTGCAAAGTCAATTACTATTTGACCTGCCCCATCAGTAGGACTAAACTGCTTATTTAACCTCCTTTTAGTAGCTTGCATTTCGTCATCGCTAGGTATGCCATTAACAAACGTAACCATCTTGCTACCCTTGAAACTATTTTGTATTTCAGCACGATGAAAGTTAGCTATTTCAGCATCGGTAATAATAGCAGGAACTGCACCAATATATTCGGGTAGTGTATAAGTTTTTAAGTTTGGTCTATACGACTTATAATAATAAATACTTTCTGCTTGGCTTTTATTAGGGTCAAAAGCAGGGTATGTTTTATATTCAGGTCTTGAATTTTCATCGCCACTTTCATTTAACCATTCGGTACTATGGTAAAACTCCGTATTATCTTCGTTGCTCCTTATATCGCAGTAATCTAAATGAAATATTTGAACTCCTTTTTTGCCCTTTGTTCCAACAACTTTTAAATAACAACCTCCAAATAATTCGTTATCTAAAATAGTTTTTTTTGCTATGTCGTTAAGTGTTTCGTATTGGTTTGGATTGTCAATAAACGCCTGCAATGCAGCTATTTCATTACCTTGCATTTCTGATTGGTCAAATATCCAACCTTTGCCAGCTATGTA